GTTATGTAAACCAGGAACTTATATGATGCCTTTATTATATGAAGCTTGTATAGCTACGTGGCAAGTAATGAACCCAAATATGGAAGTAGTGGTTTACACAGATAATCCAGAACTTAAATTTAATTTATTAAGCAAAGATACAACACAAGTTAGACTAATTCAAGAAATATTCCCAAATCTTTTACAAGACGTAGAAGAAATAATAGGTGATGATGTACCATCAGGTATGAGATTTGCACATAGAAGTGATTATATTAGGTATAGTATATTATCTCAATATGGTGGAATATATGTAGATTGTGATTTAGTTTGTATATCACCAATAGAAGAAACAATCAAACAATTAAGTGATGAAGGCATTGGTATTTTAATGGCTTATGAAGATACTATGAGAATATGTAATGCTTTTATGGGTTGTTTAAGTGATGAAGGCAAAAAATTTTATACAGATATAGTGTTTAATTATAAAGAACGATATGTAAAAACATCATATACATTTAATAGTATAAAATACCCTATGTTACTTAAAAATAGGTACAGAGACATAGTACACATATTCCCATTTAAAGAAGGCTTCTTCTATCCAAATTGGGAGAAAAATGAAAATGGTAATTTGGATTTATTAAAAGAAGAAAATTGTCCAACAGAAATAGCTGGTTATGGAATACATTTATATAATACAGACCCAAAATGGAAAGAACTAAGAACTGAATTGGAAAATAATTTATATGATTATGATACATTAAATTGGTGGTTATTAAGACATATAAATAATTGTATGGACAAATATATGGATGCTATGGTAACTAGTGGAACAAGAAATATTTTAACAGATAATATATTGGTTAAAAATTTAACAGAATTATATGGCGAAAAATATTTAGACCAATTTAAAGGAGGTTATAATGGAGAGTAGAGACCACTTATTTACAGTATGGTTGACAGATAATGATTGGGATGCTATGCCATTTTTACAAGAAATATGTGTAGCATCAGCACAAGTAGCAAATAATAAGCCTGTAACAATATATACTAATCACGAATTACATTTATCATTTTTAGATAGAACTATAACAAAGGTAGAATTACTAGATGAAAGTCTTATGGAACATGTAAAAACAATAACGGATAATAAAGCACATCAAAGCGATTATATTAGATTATATTTATTGGCGGAAAAAGGTGGAATATATTTTGACACAGATATTCTATTTTGGAAACCTTTTGATGACTTATGGGATACTATGTTCCAAAATGGAAACTCTGTATTATACCCAAGGGAAGACCAAAATATGATTTGTAATTGTATGATAATGTGTTGTGACCCAATAAAAGCTGATAATTTCTTTTCGGATATGTTATGTAACTACGATGATAGATTTATTAAACACAGTTATTTATTTAACTCACAAAAATATATAAATCTAATGATGAGGAGATATCCGGAAGAAATAGGTATTTACGCTAAACCATCATTATTTGAAGGCAGATGGAATGATTACAAAAGTATACAAAAATTTATGAATGGAGAAACAGAAGGTATAGGACAACATTTATATTGGAGTATAAGAACACTATGGGGTGAAATAAGAAGCAGTTTGGATGCGCATGTTTATGACAAAGAACCAGAATGTTTTCCTGAGAAGTTAACGAAATCTGTAATAGACAAATATATTGATTTAATGAAGGAGGCTGACAAAAATGAATAGACTAGAAAATGATTTTATTTATATGGACATATTTGCCATAAGACCAGAGATAAGACAAAAATTACATTTAACAGACGAAGAATTACATTTAACAGAAGAAGATATAGAACTTATTAATACGTCTGATTATATAGATTTAGACAAATTAAAAATATTAATAGACAAAGTAGGATTTACTAATATGGAGATACCAAAAGAATTAGGTATTTCAAAAGCTATGTTTACTATGGCTTTTAGTAACACATCCAAAAATCATAGAGGCTTAAGAATGCGTACAGTTGTAGCAATATTAAATGCGATTAGAAATAGAAACATACAAGACCCTTTTAACGAAATATTAGTTAAAGGAGGAAATAACAAGTAAAGGGGTGCAATTAAATGGAAGAATTATTTGTTAAAACAGATAAGAAAAAAAGAGTAGATAAAATATTATATACCAAGGAACAAGTTACATCACCGACTTTTACAAACGATTATGGAAGAATTGTACCTCCAGGTTATGTTGTATTTGATTTTGACGAACAACCATATATTAGTAAGATATATGAAATATTAAATAAATCACATTACAAATGTAGAATGTTAAAAACAACTAAAGGTTATCATTTTATGTTTAAGACGTCATTAAATAAATGTTCCGATTTTATTGGAATGTATAATTGGTTAGGACTAAAATGTGACGTTAAGGGTTGCGGAACAAAAGATAAAAAACAATCCTACCAATCTATTCGTGTAGATGGTGTCACAAGAGAAGAAACACTAATAAATACAAACGACTGGGAAGATATAGATTATGCACCTAAATGGATGTATATTGTTAGTAATAAAAAGAAAGACCAAGTTGATTTAACAGAAGACCAACAAGGTGGTAGAAATAATTTATTTCATAGCGAATTAATGATTAAAGCGAAAAGAGCAGGTTTTAGTTATGATGAGTATGTTGAAATGGCATATATTATAAATGATTATGTAATACCAATTGGTTTAGAAGAAGATGAGTTAAACACCGCCATCCGCCCAGAGGAATGGGACAATTTGGAAATAGGCGAAGATAAAGTAACATTAGAAAAACAAGCCCAAGATGTAATCCAATATTGGAATTGTATTCTAGGTAGTGGTGAATTTGCTTATTTTAATAGTGATTTAGATAGATATGATGTAGATATGTACCCAATTAAATATTATTTACAACAGAAATATGCTATTACCAATATTACTACAAGTAAAATGGAAGAGGTGATGGAACAAGTGGACTTAATATTACACAATGATATTAAATATAAGTATGAACGTAGTAGAGAATATATTTTATGTGGTAAAGAGCTTGTTTCAACCTGGAAAGATGAAGTAAAACCTAATACTAGAACAGTTTACACAGATATTTATTACCCATATAGTATTATGAGTAAGGAAGAATTTGATAACTTTAATGGTAGAATGAGGTCATTTATGGAAGAAATAAGCTGTGGAAATCCAGATACATTAAGAGTTATATGGGAATGTGTAGGATGTATGTTAGCGCCGGAAAAGCCATTTGGTAAAATATTTATATTTTACGGAAGTGGAAACAACGGAAAGAGCTTATTATTAAAATTTATAGCAGAAATTATGGGACCTTTAATGACTTATGGAAATATATTAGCTGTAAACGATAAATTTGCATTAGAACCAGTAGTTAATGGAATAGCTAATGTTACGGATGATGTTGGTATAACGACATTAAGAGAAACTGGTATTTTGAAAAGTTTAATTGATGGTGGTAAAATTGAGGTACATCGTAAATATAAAGATAGTATTTGGTGGCAACCTAATTCACAATTTGTTATGTGTTGTAATGAAATACCCCGCATAAATGATACAACACATCGGAATGACCAGAAGATTAGGATTTATACCATTTGATATGCAACTTCCGGAAAGCGCCGTAGACCGTACACTTTATTCAAAAATGATAAATGACCCCAACAACCTCCGCTATCTGTTAACAGGTGGAATAATGGCTTACAGAGAAGCATACAAAAGAGGCGATTTATATAAAACCGATAAACAAAAAGATTTATTACAAGATTTTATGGAAGAAAATGAGGACCCAATTAGAACATTTTTCAATTCGTTAATTGATGACCACGGTAATTTAGGAGCTACTTGTAGGTGGTTGAATGGTAAAACAACCGATGAAATATACACTGAGTATAAAAAATGGTGTGAAAATTCAGCATCTCAACCAGAACAAACAAAAACATTTACTCGTAAATTCTCCAAATTATTACCAGCCTATATTGGCAAGAAAGTAATAAGTGTTGGTGGTATAAAATTCAATAGTTATGTGTTAACGGGGAAGATACCAAATGAATAGAGAATTGGAAAGTAAATTACAAAAACAAATCCAAAATTACCTAAAAGATATTGGAGCTTATAAGTTTAAGGTACACGGTGATATATTTACTAGAGCACGGTATACCAGACATAATAGCTTGTTATAAAGGAAGATTTATCGGTATTGAGGCCAAAGAACCTGGGAATAAACCCAGTGAACTCCAATTAGCACACGGTAGACAAATTAAGAAAGCTGGAGGAATATTTGGAGTATGTTATTCTTTGGATGATGTAAAAAAACTAATTGAAAATAATTTTTAATTTTGCAAAGTTAAAAACGCTGCAAATAATCTGGTCAATTTTAAAATTAAAAACTTGAAATACAATTTTAAAAATTTTATTCATAGCCTGTATTTGCAGATACTTTAGGAGAACCTTTGAAATCCTGTTGAGGAACGAGGTTCTTCTTATTTTTTATATAATGAAATTATATTATATATGATACAAAAGTCTCCCAGGATTCAACCTGGAGATACAGTTTTAATAAATTTTCATAAATTTTATATATTATAATAAGAAGAAAATAATTTTGGACCTTAATTTTATACATTTTGTTTACTTTCATTAAAACTGATGATATAATAAATATAGAATAAATTAAATCGAATAAAAGAGGTGATATTATGGAAGAGTTATTAAGTAAATTGGAAGATTTGGAACACAGAGAATTTTTAGTACAGATGATAGACCATTGGAGTGCTGATGATTATAGAACAGACAGAGAATTACATCAAGAGATTATGAAAACTAAAAAAGAGTTAAAAGAAAAGTATGGATGGGAGGAAAAATAGTATGAAGTACCAAAAAATAAAATTACAAATGGTAAAAGAACAATCAATAGAGTACACAACACAAATAACTAAACCAATAGATATAGTAGATTTTATAAATAAATATGAGGATTATAGCTCATCACCTAACGAGAAGATAATAGTTATTGGTTTAAATATAAAAAACAAAATAAACATATATACTGAAATAGCTAGTGGACCATCAGGTTTCTGTAATTGTACAATAGCTGATATGTTTAAACCATTATTAGTATCTAATAGTAGTAAGTTTATAATTGCTCATAACCACCCAACTGGTGATAGTAAACCAAGTAAAGAAGATATAAAAGTAACTAAAAAGATTATGGACTCAGCTAAACTTATGGGACTAGAATTTTTGGACCATATAGTAATAGGTGATAATAGTTATAATAGTATAATGAGTATATTTAAAGGAGGTGAATAATATGGAAACAGGATTAGAAAAAATGAGAGCCAAAATAATGGAAGATACTACAATTTGGAGACAAATAGATTGTATTTATGAGGATTATGGTGATTGTAAAAGTATATGGTATTGTGAACACCAAGATTTAACTTGTTATATGTGTTACGAAAAAGATATGGATGGTGAGTTATATTTAACTAAAATAGAGTTTTACAATGAGAAACAATTTGAATAGGAGGTAATATTTATGGATGAATTAGCTGAAATATTAGGTTTAAATATAGACGAATTAGAAGATTTATTAATGGATTGTAATATAGACATTGAAGATGTTTGGATGTAAACTTTTCTTCTTATTATAATATAAAGAATTTTAGAAAGTAAAATATAGTAACCTAATTTAATACTATATGTTTACTTTCTTTTTATATTATGATATAATAAATATAGAATAAATTAAAATAAATATAAAAATTTAGGAGGTAAAATATTATGAAGGAGATTAGTAAGATAATTAGAGCAGAAACAGATGAAGAGGCACTAGAAAAAGGTAAAGCAATAAAAATATGGGATGGGTCAAGATGGTTAGTAGGAGTAATTTATAAAAGGTTAGACCAAATAGATACTGAAAGATTTAGTGTAGCGGAGGTGATATAATTATGAGTATGGATTTAGATTTTAGTAAAGTTAATTGTTATGTAAGTAAAAGATTAGAAAAATGGTTAAAAAATGAAGGTTATAGATTTTTTAATGAGGGAGATTATTGTGTAGTATATGGTGATGTGTATAGAGATTTACCAAGATTTAAAATGAAACTAATGAGGGACTTCCCTAATTGGCACTTTGATTTTCACGATATATGTAGTGGAATAAATAGTTATTGGTGTTTTGGTAGAGTAACTAATTGGAATAGCTTACCATTTGACTTAAAAATGTATATTAGTGATAGGGGAATATGAATTTAGGTTGAATTTATTTAATAAATGTGATATAATAAATATAGAATAAATTAAAAATGAAAGAAAAAATTTGAGGAGGTATTTATTATGAATATGAGTTTAAGAAGTAAAACTAATGATGAGGTATATGTAGATTATGACTATAACTTTGAGGGAATATATAGTTTTATGTCAAATAATTTATACCCAATGTATAGTAAGAGTAATGATGTTATGGTAGTTATGGATGACAATGATAATGTAGTATTTATGACAGATAAAAATGGTAAAATATATTGTCTTGATAGTGATTATGAAGTTAAGGAGGGATAGAAAGTGAGTTTAAGATGTAAGGTAGATAAGGATACATCAATAAGTTTAGAGAAATGTCCACATATTTTAATAGGTGGGTCTACTGGGTCAGGTAAGAGTTACTTAATAAAGAATATGATATGTGATTTATTAAGAAGTGATGAGGCTATGATTATGGTATTGGACCCAAAGAGTGTAGACTACCAATTTTTGGAGAATGACAAGAAGTTAGAGTGGGATGAAGATGGTAAAGAGAGTGAAGAAGTTAAGGAATTATGGTTAACTAGAGGTATATGGTTAGGAGATAGAGATAGTATAGATAGTTTAGAGGCATTAAGTGAGTTAAAGGAATTAGTTAAGGAGATGTACAGAAGGTATAGTATAATGAAGCAATTAGGGTATACTGATTGGGGAGATGCCTTAAATGATGGTATTAAGTATACAGGTCCATTTGGTAGTAAGAGAATAGTGTTAGTAATAGATGAGTTAGCCGATTTAATATATTGGGACAGACAAAAGAATTTGGAGAGGTTAGTAGGTTATAATATAGGTGAGAGTTTGGAAATAAAAGGTGAAGGTAGTGAAAGTGTGACACTTCCAATTTATGAAGGAGTATGGGAAGATATGACGAAGAATAAAGGTGGAGTGGAAGAGTGTTTAGTAAGATTAAGTATATTAGGAAGAGCATCAGGTATACACTTAATATTAGGTACACAGAGACCAGATGCTAGTGTATTGAGTGGACAATTAAGAGCTAACCTACCTTGTAGAATATGTTTAAGAGTAAGTAATAAGATGGAAAGGCGAATAATATTAGGAGATAGTGGTCAAGGTAATGAGAGGGAAATGAAGTATTTAAGTAGAGATTTTGTATTGAAGTATGATTTAAGGTAGAGATGAGAGGAGGTGAGTAGTATGGATTTAGGTTATAGGAAGACTAAAATGAATAGTAGTAAAATGAGGCACATTGAGATAGTAGATTTACACACTATGAAAGTAATAGGAACAATAAAGATTGCATATTATGATGGTAAGTATGGTAAAGACTTAAAGGGCAGAATAATAGTATGTGATGATGGTAGTAGATATAAGGATTTAGGCTCACACACATATTGGTTAGAGGCAATAAACAAGAGCAAATAAAAGGTACATATTATTGTAAATATATTATGGTAACTAGTGAAAATAGGACACTTCCAATTTTATTGATGGCGAGTTTGGGTGAGTTTGAACATTGAAATAGAGTAAATATATTATGAAAACTTAGAGTAAAATTATTGAGAACTTTTTAAAACTATTTTTTATATTTAAAAATCTATCATTTTTTATAACTTTTTTTTCTCAAAATTCAATATATCTCTATTTACAATTTTACTCTTTTTACTCTAATAGAATAGAAATATAATAAAATAGATATATAGGTTAACTTTGCTCCGAGTAAAATTACATGTTAGGGTAAAATAATAATTTTACTATTCATATAAATTAAACCCAAAAACTATAAATTAAAATAAATTAAAATAAATAAAACTATCGGTAAAATTACGAGTAAAATTATGTATCAAAAAATATATAAAAAATTAAGTAAAAAGGAGTGATATTATGAAAACTAAGGATTATGAAATTGAACAATACGAAAAGCGAAAAGCTGAGAGAAAGCGTAGGCTTGAGGAACTTAAAAAATTGGAGCCAGACCATTTGGATGGTGACGAGATATTGGATGCCTACTATCATAACTATATGGACCGGACCATACTAATTGGTTGTTGGGACAACTGGTTAGTATTAAAATTAAGTAACTAAATTTTATAAAAAAGGTTGAATTTATTTTCTACTTATGATATAATAAATATAGAATAAAATAAAAAATGAATAGAAAGAAGGTCGAGAGTTATGATAGACAGAATAATAGGATGGGATGACAGATACCCAATATATAATAGTGACTTAGATGTTTATGGTAATTATATAGGTTATGAGGATGAGAATGGTGAAATACACTTATACGACGGAAACTAACAGATAGAATTAAGTAAACATAAATTTAAAATTTAGGTTGACATTTAATATATACTTATGATATAATAAATATAGAATAAAATAAAATAAATTGATATTAACCCTTAGGGGATAATATAAATCGGGAATGGCGATTCCCAAATAAATAATAAAGGAGGTAGTTTAGATGGAAAATTTAAACAAAAACGCAAATTATGTTTATGAGGTAGACACAACAGAATTTAATGGAAAGGAAGCAGTTCTAGTTAACGAGAAAATTGAAGGTATAGCTAAAAAATACAGAGATGCTGTAAAGAGTATTAAAGATGATGGACACTTATACTTAGTGGAATTAAATAAAGGTTACACAGCATTTGGTCAAACAAAAAGATATGCTAGAAATATACCTGAAATAGGATTTATCGCTAGAATAGCTACAGAGGAATTACCTGGAGAAGATGGTAAACAAAAAGGTTATGAGGATTACATCAAAGAATTTAAAGATAATGGAATAGTATTTGATGGTAAAACAATCCCAACATTTATTAATACTAAAGAACAATTAGAAAAAGTAGAAGCTAAGAAAGCTAAAAAAGAAGAACCTAAACAAATAGAAGAAGCCAAATAATCTAATTTCATAATATATTCGGGGGACCCTAAAGGTCTCCTCTTTCTTTTTATTTAAACCGGCAAATAAATAGGCTTGCAAATAACATGGTCAAATGTGTGCGTGGAACAGGTTGGATGGTTTGTAAAAAGTTTACCGGCGCCCTGCATGTAGGTGAGTGAGTGAATAAAAAAAAAATAAAAAAAATAAGAATATTCTATCTCTAATATTCTTATTTTTATTTTTAGAATTTTATTTTATTTATAATCTTTTTCAATATCTAATATTATTATATTTTTATCTTTGAAGATTAAAAAATTAGATATATCAATTATAAATTTTTTAAAATTCATTTTTTCTTTTTCTTCTTTTTCTAAATTAGATTTATAATCTAAATATTCATTTATAAATGAATTAAAGAAAAATCTTTTTTCTATATCATCTCTTATTAATATTTGAATATTATCGAATTTCAATAAATATAATTCATTCTTTTTATTATATAATAATTTTGAATTTTTTAAATCTTCAATTCTATTTGAATAGATATTTTTTATCTCTTCAAATTCTAATTCTTGAATTTTATCATAATTATTAATATAATTATATTCTTTTTGATTTTTTCTTTTCTTTTCATTTATTTTTTTATTTTCTAATATTTTAAAATCTTTTTTCATAATTTTATTCTCTCTTTCATATAAATTTTTTATGAATAGATATATAAAATATTATTCTAATTAAAAAATGAGATAGAAGAAAATCTTTTTATTAAATTTTCAATTTTCTAATAGAATAATCTTTTATTATTCTATTCTAATTATATTATATCATAAATTTAAAATAAATTCAATCTTTTTAATCAAAATTTCTTTGTATCGTCCCACTCTATATACGCCGTTATTTTCTCCGGCGCAAAGTTAACATATCCGGCGTCGTTTCTCTCCCGGCGCCCCTGTATTCGTTAGCATCTTGTTCGTATCTCTTTCGTATCTCGTCAACCCTATTGGACACGTATTGTATAGCGGTATGCGCTTCGCGCATCCGCGGAACAATTCATTCGTAATCCAATCAAATCCAAAATTGGATGTTAACCATTGATATTTCACACATCATATTGACAATGTTAACTAAATAAATTAAAATAAAATTATAAAATGTAATAGGAAGGAGAAACTATTATGGATGATACAGACAATGACAACAAATTGGATGTCGTAGATAGTCCTATAACTAATCGTCAGGATGATGCGTCACTTACTCATAGAGATTTGGTCGAGAAGACTTTCGTCGAGATGGGATTTACTGATGAGAACCCTGAGGATTTGGATGCGGTCACTGAGCTACTAGATATATTTTTAGAGAATAAGGATGACCGCGAGATAATCTACACACCAGAACAATATATACTATTAAATGACCCAGACGTACAACAAGTTATTAAACGATGTCAACAGTATTATGAGCCGAAACGTCACCTAACTAAAGGCGACCTGAGACAAATATTGGAGGACATTGCTAGAGGCAAAGCTACTAGACAAGACTATGACTTTAAAAATGGGTGCCCGGTCGACATTGAACCGACATTTTCCGAGAGAATAACAGCTATTAAAATGTTACAAGAAGGTGCTGATGACGAGAATAAAACTGCAACCGTACAATTTATTAACAATATTATTAATCCACAACTAGACCCTAACTTTAAACCTAACATTGAGGCTCCACAAGCTCCACCAGAAGGCCACTACTCTCTAAACTTAAATGACGATGGGGATGATGACTAGTGGCAGCTATAGTACAACAACCACTAGATAAATTAATACTACCTGTATACTATCCACTACATCAACCTTGGTTCAAAGCGTCACGTATCTATCTTCGTGGCCGGTAGATACTCTGGTAAGTCTACAGAGGTAGCTAGATTTATTATACTATCACTTTTAATGCATAAAGACCGTTCAGCTATATGCTTCAGGCGATTTGGTAACACTCTACAAGGAAGCGTATTTAATGAATTGGTTAATGCCATATATGACCTAGGCGTTGAAAATGAGTTCATACCCAAATATAATCCACTTCGTATAGTTCGTAAAAACTCAACACAAGTTATACAATTTGCGATGCTATCAAAGCCTGATGACTATCGTAAAATTAAATCTATAAAACTTATTAAATCATACTTCGCCTATATATGGTTCGAGGAAGCTGATGAGTTTGCAGATGATAAAGCTGTAAGACAAGTTCTTTTATCACTATTTCGTAATGGTCAAGAGTTCAAAGTATTTAATACTTTCAATACTCCATTCTCTAGTGAACACTATCTTAATACTGAATGGGGTACACGTAAAGGTTACTATTATCAACATACTTCAGTTTATGACCTTCCATCACAAATTATACCAGACGAAATATGGTACGAAATAAATGATATGCGCATCAATAGGCCTAAGGAATTTGCTCATACTATTCTTGGTCAACCAGGCGACCCCGATGCTGTGATGTTCCCAAATATCTATCGTTACACTTATGAACCTAATGGTGAACATGCATACTTTGATAATATTCTTCGTGGTCTAGACTTTGGATTTGCTCCAGACCCTACAGCATATACAGATTGGTACTATGACAAAACACATAATGACCTGTATGCACTTAATGAAGGTTACGACTATCGTCTGAGTGCTAGACAAATTTATAATATGGTTACAACAAAATGGCACTCTTATGGTCCAATTACTTGTGATATTGATAAACGTATCATACAAGAATTAAATGAGGCTGGTCTATATTGTTGGGAAGCAAAGAAAGGAGCTAATTCTCGTGAGTTAGGTATCAAATGGTTACAAGAGTGTAAACACATATTTATTGACCCGATAAGATGTCCAAATATTTGGAGAGAATTTACATCAGCTGAATATGAGCGTGACAAATTTGGTAATGTTACAACAAAAATTCCAGATGGTAATGACCATACTATCGACTCAGCTAGGTACGCGACGGAGGAATACTGGAACAATCTTGCTACATTCAGAGCATCAAAAGGTGGACCTATTAAATAAGGTTAACAATAATTATATTATGGTAACTAGACTATTTTATAGGTTACAAAATAAAAATATTATGAAAACTATGAAAGGAGTGATAAAATGAAACTTTTATTTATTACATTAACATCATATTTTATGATAGGTATAATTCTTTATATTTGTGTCCAATTAGGATTTTTTGAATTAGACATACAATCTAAAAGTACTGGTGAGTTTTTAGATAAACATACAATAAAATATAAAGTATTAAAATTTGCATTTTGTATTGGGTGGATAGTTTTAGCTTTTAAAGTAATCACTAGAGGTGATACAGATGAGTGATAATAAAGTAGTTGATATTGACTGTATGGAACCTCATTTAACCGGTGAACTAATATGTCTGAGGTGTATGTACAGATATATTGGTGTGTGGAACGAGAAAGTATGGCTAAAAGAATTATATTGTCCGAACTGTCAAACTCAAGGGTATACTATAGCTACAGGTCAGATAATGGAGAATAGATTGGATGAACATCCTTGCTGTAATAAAGATAATCCATATCCTCAGTCTAAACCAGGACAAATTTTAGAGTTCCCTATGGACAAAAAGTAAATTCATATTATATAATAAATAAAAAAGGAGGTATAAAAATGTTCAAAGAACGAATAATTGCCTACAAACCTTGGAATAACTTAAATGATACTGAGAAGTTAGACTTATTTACACAAGTAGATAAAGTACTTGGTAAGAGAGCTATTTTATGGAGGAGATACTCTCGTGGTATAGATTTTGAAACTCCATCATTACAATATGCTAGTACAGATGATACTGTTACTATAGCTAGTGATGGTGAAACTTTACAAATTGAAAGTAAAAGGCTTCAAATATTATTAGAAAAATTTATTGTTGACTTAGCTGCTGGTTATCTTTCTGGTAAAACAGAATATGATGTGGACTCAACAAATGAGATACAAACTAGAGTAAATAAATTAGTATTCGGTAGAGAAGGTATAACTCCAGATGAGGCTCAAGAATTAAGATACATAGTTGATACTATTACTAAAAATAATGCTGATATAACAGAGCTAACACATTTATTTATGAACTTATTATTATATGGGTCTTGCTACGAGAGAATACTTGATAGTAAAGACAATGGTTACCAATATTATTATTTGGATGCTCTAAATACTGTGGCTATTTGGACAGACGATGTAAAACCTAAATTAATGGCTGTAGTTCAGGCTTATACAGACAGAGCTAAAGACGATAAAAATAATAGGTTCTTATATAGAGTATATTTACCAAAACAAATAGAAGTATATTCTAGGGAAAATAAATTAAAAGAACGAAACAGAGATATTCTTAAAAAAGAAGAAGACAGAGGTACAACTCACGAATGGAATGAAGTACCAGTTGTAGTATATGAAACACAATTCTCAATATTAGATAAAGTTGAAAGTATAATTTCAGCTTATGAAACACTTTTAAATAATGTTAGAAATACATACAAATATAATGCTGAGGATTGTAAAATGAAAATAGCAGGTTATAGGCCTCAAAACCCAATAACTTTACCAAATCCAGACTATGACCCAGACGACCCACAGAAAAAGAATTTGCCTCAAGTTATTATAAATCCAGCTAGAATTATAGAAGATAATGCGATATTAGCAGGTAAAACTTTCTATGTACAAGAAGGTGGAGATGCAGATTGGTTAATTAAACCGGTTGAAGCAAATGATGTTACTACAATGTTAAAATTCTATATAGATACAATATTCCAATTAGCTGGTATACCAAATACTACTGATTTAGCTTTCAATTCAACAGATTTAAACGCATCTGCTATTGATAGAAAGTTCTATATAATGAATATAGTTACATCCGACCTTAAAGAAGGTATGGAAGTTCTTATTCGTAACAGATTTAGAATGTTCCTAGACAGAATAAATATTAAAGCTAAAACACATTATGATGTCAATAATATTCGTATAACAATAAATACAAACTTACCTTCTATGACAGACGAGAATATTGACCAAATGCTTCGTCTAGACGGTATCCTAAGTCAAGAAACAATATTGGAGAAACTTGGCTACGACTTTGAAACAGAAAGTAAGAGAAAGGAGAACGAGTTAGATGCACAGATGGCAAGATTTGGAAACAATGGTGGCGAAGATGGTGATGAGACTGAAGAAGGAACAGCGACCGGTAATACAAGAACTGGTAAAACAGATACAGATATCATCCGAGCTAATAGAAAAATACAACGAGGTAATTCAGTCAACATTAGGAATAACATACAACGTGAGAACGCAGAGACAGTTCAATCTGGTACGAGCGTTGGCTCTCCTATTGGACACCAAAATAGGGGAAGAAACTAATAACTTATTTGACGAACTAACAGATTTTTACTATCCAGACTCACCTGCAATTAGTCAATTTAAAGATGTGATAAAAGAAGAATTACAAGAGTATTGGATGGACCCTTATGAATTATGGTATTATTATTCTATTGGTTATTTACAAAGATTTGCATATAATTATTATAATGATGGTAGTTATAGTCCATCGGTATTTCAAAAGAATATGGAAAGAGCTACAATCAAATTTGGTAATATGTGTTTTAAAAATGGTTTAGATATAGTTAGGTTACAATCTAAAAAAGTTCAACAATATGTAGAACAATTTAAACCTACGGTATGGGACAATAAAACTAACCAAGAATTAACGTATCATATAGAATACCATTGGGTAACTAGAGGTCCAAATCCATGTGATTTTTGTAAAATACAAAACGGAAGAAACTTAGTAAAAGTTGATGTTCTTAAAGCTCATTGGAATTGTAGATGTCAAATACTTCAAACAGAATGGTATGAAGATAGTTCTGGTAATAAGTATTACGAAAGTGAAAAACTTTTATAAAAAGTGTTTACTTACTATTAAAAATATTATAAAATAAATATAGAATAAGTTGACTATCCCCATAGTTAAGATATTCTATATGTAACGCATAAGGTTCCGACTCAGGTTATCCTTGCCACGTGTGCTAAAAGCCTGGGCAACTCATCGAGTATTGATGTACGGTGCATTCCACCGGGGGATTACGGTTCGTCCGATGAAGCCGGTGGTTGAGTTGGTTCAATTCCAACATTCTCGACCTTCTATAAGATATGGCGCTAGGGACAGTTGGTTAAGTCATCAGGTTTTCATCCTGGGGTGCCTGGTTCAATTCCGGGTAGCGTCACCAAGTCCTATGTGTATATAGGGTTACCTAGTAGATAAGGTCGGTATCTACAAATCAACTATAATAAACCATTACGTACCTACCAACACGATAATGGTAAAAGCTCTGATTTAGTGAGAAATAGTAGACTTAGGGTTGGTACGAGAAGTTGTCTACCACTTAAATCATAACTGGTGAGAGTTTCGTTGTTCAACAACCAGTTAAAATATTTAAAAGAAAGGAGTGTATAAATGGTACATATTCTTACTCATAACGATTTAGATGGATATGCAGCTGGATATGTAGTGTTGAAACACTTCGGCGAAGAAAATTGTGATATACAACATTATAACTATGACCGTGACGTAGACATGTCTAACTTCAAAGAAGGCGACACTATCGTTATAACAGATTATTCATTATCTAATGACGAGTATCGTAAAATTTTAGACATTGTAGGCGATGACGGTCATTTAATTTGGTGTGACCATCATATATCAGCTATAAACAGATATAATGAAGATACAGATTTATGTTGTGAAGGTTTACGTTCTACAAAATTTTGTGGTGCAGCTTTAGCATATTTTTATTTTAATACTGCGATAGATACTGAAGATTTAGAAACATTAAACGAAGATACTATTACTCAAATGTTACCATATTGGTTACAATTAGTAGATGCTTGGGATTGTTGGAAATTGAATAGTCCGATAAGATTAGAAGCAGAAAATCTTAATATGGGAGTAGCTGATAGATTATCTATGGAACTTATGGATATATTAGCAAACAATACTGTAATAATTGATGAGTATATAGAAATAGGTAGAATATACGTAGAGTTTAGAGATAGCTGGGCTACACATTTTAGAGACAAGTATATGTTTAAACGAACATTATCTGGTTGGTTATTTGGAGTAGAACGAGATGTTGAAGTAGCAGTATTAAATATTGGCTGTGCCTCATCTAAATACTTTGGCGATATAATAAATGATGTAGATGTATGTGTTACACAATGCTTTAATGGTTCTCAATGGAATGTGTCTTTCTATTCTAGTAAGGCCGATATTAATTGTTCTTTTGCTGCTAGTATATTTGGTGGTGGAGGACATAGGGGTGCTGCTGGGTGTACATTTAATCAGCAACAACCACCTATATCAGTAGGTAATACTGAAATTTTTAGAAAAGGAGAAAATTTAAAATGGCAAAATTCAAAAATGAAAATGGAGAAGAATTAAGTTTAGACCAATTATTAGGGTCAGATGGAGAATATCAAGCAGAGTTTGATAAGAAAATAGCAAAGGCTTTAGAAAAACAAAAGGCGGATGTTGATGCAGAGGTTCAAAAGAAATTGGAAGCAGCTCTAGCAGGTAGAGAGGAAGAAATTAGGAAAGCAATTCAAGACGACATAGAGGCTAAACAAAAAGAAGCTGAAGAAACAGCTAAATTAACAGAGGCTGAAAAATATAAAAGGGAAATAGATAAAATAAATCAAAAATTAGCTGAGGCAGAAAGAAAAAATGCTATATCAGACAGAGAAAAAGCAGTTGATAAATACATAAAAGAGAAAGGCTATGACAGAGATGCAATTCTTGAATTCGTTGATGTTTCTACATTACCTGATACATTCCAAGATAGAATTGATAGTATAAATGAAAAATTACAAGAACGAGTTAATAAAGCCGTAAATGAAAGATTAAAAGACGTAGACGAAAAAGTTTTAGGAAATAAAGGTGGCAAAGATGGTGATGGTATGGACTTCAATTTTGACTTCCAATCAAGAAAACCTAGTACAAAATAGGAGGTTAATATGATTAACGTATTAGAAAACTTAAAAATACAATCATACTTAAATAATCAAAATTTTGATAGTGATACAAACAATTATCTATCTACATTGAAATTTAGTGATATGTATACGCCTGATGAATTTATGTCTATAAAATCTAATGTTGAAAAATACAGAACATTAGATAAGGCTAATAGACAAAATCCTACTGCAGAAGTTTCAAAAGTATTACAAGAATTATCACAAGATATATTATATCAAACAGGTCAAGACGCTAGTAAAATTCAATTAAGCGAATTGAATACTACTGATAAATTGGAACAGATATTTTTAAATACTAATATAAGGTCAAAAAATGATTTATATGTAGATATAGACTATCAAGATTATAAAAATAGTTCAAATTTTGTAAAATGCAATGTTGTAGGTCACGATTATCCTGGCGCTTATGGAATAGCAGCCAATGCTAGAATGGTTATTACACCATCTGGTACAATTATAACTACAAAAAATGCATTATATATGAAATAGAAAGGAATTTAAAATGTCAGTTATTAAACAGAGATGTGTTGAATGTGGTGAGTTCTTTGACATACCAGATAAAGAACAAGAATGGTACAAAAATAAAGGTTACGTTCTACCTAGAAGATGCAAATCTTGTAGAGACCTTAGGAGAAGAAAAATCATAGGAAGGGAGGATGTAGACTATGGGCAGAAGAAGAAGTAATTTCGTACCTGAACAAACAGAAATACAGACAGAGACATTATCACAAGAAACTCCAGAAGTTAAAGAAAAACTAGTAGAAGAACTATTTGAAAATACTACAGCATCAGATTTAGCCGACGAAGTGAAAGAACATGAAGTAAAAGAAACACCAATCAAAAAAGTAGAACCTAAAAAAGTAGAATTTAACGTAGGTGATAATGTAAAAATAAATAAAGACGTAAAGTTTGATATTGTTGGTAGAAGAATACATGAAGGTTTAAGACATTATAATTATCGTATATTATCAATAAGAGTTGATGGCATGTTGATAATTGAATGCTTAACACATTGTTTTACACTTGAACCTAAATCAGTTCATAAAATTTAAAATGAAAGGAGTGAATTATTATGATTAGAAAACCAATTAAAGCAGAAATACATGACCCATTATTTACAGAAGTTGAAGATACTCAAATGGTTCATACGCCTATGGGTACAACTATACAACCAGCAAAATTTTTTCCTGGTGATACAGTTATAACTTCACAAAAAATAAGTGAAGACAATGTGACAATACCAGAAAATATAGAACTTACTGTAATGTCTGTTAATGGCGATGATATGTATAGTTTAACTGGTCCTAATGGTTTAGTACTAAAATTAAATGGGGCATATTTGGAGAAAAGTGTAGGAGGTAAAGTATGGGGGAATTTATAAGTATTGAAATTCTAGGTACTATGGCAGGATGTTCACTTGTTATTACATTACTTACACAAATATTTAAAAAATATATACCAGAAAAAGTTGATACTAAATGGTTAGCATTAGCATTTTCTATAATAGTTGGTGTACTAAGAATTGTCTATGTTGGACAATTTGATTTTGCCGGTATAGTGTCTGGTATATTAAATATTTTTGTTCTTTTAGGTGCTTCAATAGGTATCTATGAGGTTGGAAAGGACATATTAAAAGGAGGGAAGTAATATGGAAGAAACAGATTACATAGAGACTACTCCTGAGATGGACAAAGAATTATCTAATGGTATGGAAGAAGGGGAGGTGGAGAACATTGTTCAGTAATTTAATTTCCGAAGTAGTTAGAGCAGATGGTTCTAACTATACACATAGCAGATGTGGTTATAATATTTGTAAATTTACACCACATCACATGTCTGGTAAACTTACTGGTGCACAATGTGCTAGACTATTTCAAAATCCAGTAAGAAATGCTTCAGCTAATTATTGTATAGGTTATGATGGAGAAATAGTTGGATGCGTTGATGAGGAATATAGATGTTGGACATCTTCTAGTAAAAGTAATGACTGCCAAGCTATAACTGTAGAAGTTTCAAATTGTGAATATGGTGGAGATTGGAGAATAAGTGATGCATCTTGGAATGCTCTAGTTAAACTTGGTGTGGACGTATGTCGTAGACATGGTTTTAGACTATATTATGATGGTACACCAAATGGTTCATTAACTAGACATAATATGTTTGCGGCTACAGATTGCCCTGGTCCATATTTACAAAGTAAGTTTGATGAATTAGCTAGAGTTGTAAATGCTAAATTAGATGGTGAACCAGTTCCAGAACCACAACCTACACCACAGTCAATTCCTGATGGTTATACTGTTAAAGTTACTACAGATTGTTTACGTATTAGAAAAGGTCCTGGTACAAACTTTGGTATCGCTGGACAAATTACAGATAGAGGTACATATACAATAGTTAAAGAAAGTACTGGTCAAGGAGCTAATTTATGGGGCAAATTAAAATCAGGAGCAGGTTGGATTTCATTAGACTATACATCTAAAAATCCAGGTAATTCATCTGGAGGCTATGTTTCAACATATAGACTTGGCTTATATGTAGTAAATACTCCAATTGGATTAAATGTTAGAACTTCACCTGTAAACGGTGATATAATTAAAGCTTATCCAAATGGTACAAGATTTGATACTTATGAAATAGCTAATGACTGGGCAAGAACACCATCTGGTTGGGTTTGCTTAAAATATTGTTCATTAGTTCATGCTTACTAATTGACAATGTAAACAATATATTATAAAATAATAATAGAATATATTATTGTTAAAATGAGAGGACGAATGAGGAGAAACATTCAATACTAGTTTCTAAACTCACTCGTCCAATTTTTAATAATGAGAAAGGAGATTAATATGGCTACAGATTATGAATTAAAAAATGCTCTACCTAATAAATTATTAAATGAAGATGGAACTATTACAGATTTACTAGGTAATCCTGTGACAAATGCTACAGATGTATATAATAGTAAGAGAGCATTACCAAATAAATGGCTAAATTCAGATGGTAGTTATTCTACATTAACTGAAATTATTAGTGGGGCAATAGATACAGAACTATTTATTGTAGTTGAAGAATTACCAGCTACTGGTGAACCTAACAAAATTTATTTATTAGTGGATGGTGATAAATTAATTGAATATCATTGGACTGGTACAAAATGGGACCCAATGGGTATGGTAGAATTTGATATTTCTAAATATTCTACAACAGAACAAATGAATGCGGCTATAGCTGCAGCATTAAATTCTGCAAAAGCTTATGCAGATAATAAATTAGCTGAGGCGAAATCATATACAGATATGGAATTAGAAGATTGTGTTAAAGATACAGATTATGCAACAGCTAGTAAAGGTGGAGTAATAAAAACTGGTTATGGCTTAAATGTTAGAAGCGGTCAAGGTGACGTTATCGCTGAGACATTTACTTATAATATATATCAAGATAAAGCTAATGGAAATTTCATTTCAAAAGGTACATTGGAGAATGTAATAACTGGAAAACAATTAATAAACCAAACTGATTTAGACACAGCTATTCAAACATCAATTACACAAGTGTTAGGAGGTAGTTATTAATGGCTAGAATTAATAATTTAACTAATTTTTTGATAGATGTAGCGGCTGCAATCAAAGACAAAAAAGGTGACGACACTGATATTCTAGCAGCTGACTTTGATACAGAAATATTAGCATTACCAAGTCAAGGTGGAGCTATGATGTTCACTAGTGTAGAAGAAATGGAAGAAACTACATCTGCTGATGATGGTACATTAGCTATTGTGTCAAATGATGACGAGTATATAGGTTCGTATATTTTTGAAAATGGAACTTGGTCAAAATTAGAAGTTAATCAAACGTACGAAGAAACTATGAATATTTTAGACGATGTACTTGGTGAAAGTGATGAATATGAAGGCTTAGGTGGAACAGAACAAGAAATAGAAAATATAATGGACGAAATATTGGAAGGCTAGTTATTATATAATAAATTAATAAGAAGAAGGAGGAAAAATTATGGCTACTTTAAAAGACAAGGCGGAACAAATTTTAAATGAAAAAAATGAAAAAATTATTCCAGAAAACATTAAAAAAGATGTACAAATATTTGATGTAGTTGGTACATTAGAGTCTAGTGATTATTCTGGTACTATAACACCAGAAGAATACAACGAAGTTTTAAATATATCAAATAATATTTTAGGTGTTGAACCAGAACCAGATTGGCAATCTGAATCTTCGTTAGAAATCACAAGTGTATCAGCCAGTGATGGCTTACATCCTACTGTAACTGTTTATAGAGATGATAATAATATATATAATGTAGGTTTTAAAGTTCATAATGGTGCTAATACTGATACTTTATATGTCAGTGGTATATTTAATACAAATTTAGACCCTTGGATGGACTCAAACATAGAAGGTTTCAATTTGGATAATGACTATAGTTATTATGATAATGAAGATGCTATTTTAGAAGTATTAAATTTTCAATTTAAAGGTTCAGAGCCACAACCTACACCACAGCCAGATTGGCAATTAATACATACTTTTACTTTAGATAATCCTGTATCAAGTGATAATTACAAACCGGTAGTAGAGGTACACAAAGATGTTAATGGTGTTGAAACTGGTACATTATTTATAATAAATAATAATTCAAATGTAGAATATTTAGATATAACGTATGAACCAGATAGTATGATAACTGTAATGAGTACAGATTCATTCCCAGTAAATCATCTTACTCAATCTGTTGAACCAGATAATGTAGACTTAAATTATGTAGAGAACAATTTCACATTTATTTGGAGAAAAATACCTAACAAAATAGAAGTAACAACACCACCTACAAAAACAGAATATACTGAAGGAGAGGTATTTAGTCCAGAAGGAATGGTAATTACTGCCACATATAGTGATGAAACTACCGAGGAAATAGAACATTATTCTTGTTTCCCAACAGAAGCTTTAACATCAGATATTACTGAAATGACAATAAAGTATGGTGATAATACAACAACTCAATCTATCACTGTGAAACCAGCTCCAAGAATAGATATACAGAATGAAGGAAGTTATACAATTACGCCAAAAGAAATAGTTGAGACTGAACCAAGTATACAATTAAGTACAGATGGATATACAATTATAGGGAGTGGTTCTCATCAAATATATATGACATATGACAGTGAGCATAATTGTAATTATATTAACGTAGCTGGTAATTTTGATTATTCATTTAAGGGTGTATATATTTGGAGTCAAGCTGTGGCAGAAACTTATGATATAACTAGTGAATGGGATGGACCAGGATGGTACGATACTGCTTGGAGTAAAAAGAAACAGACCGAATTCCCTAATATGGAATTTGATAATATTACTATAAGTACTGATGATGGTACTACAGCTGAATTACCAGAAGATTATCAAAAATTATTAAATATTGTGTGTGACATACACTTGAAATAAATTAATAAAAAGGAGGAATTGAATTATGAGCCAATTACAAGATAACTTAAATGAGATTTTAACACAAAAAAATAATTATTTACTACCAGAAAATTTAAAGAAAGATGTTACTTTACTTGGTGTAACTGGTACATTAGAAGGAGGAACAGATACGTCTGATGCTACTGCAGTAGCATCAGATATAGCTGAAGGAAAAACAGCTTATGTAAATGGACAAAAAATAACTGGTACTATACCATATACTAGTACATTTAATCCAGATACAGACCATGTAATGGTAGAATATAATACAGATGATGATACGGTATTAGTTTCTGGTGGTTTAATGGATACAGATGACGGTAAACATTTAGTAGATTATAATAGTGGAATTGAATACGTATTACCTAAACAACGTGTGTTGGATGGAATACCAGCATTAGAAGAAATTACTATGTCTGAGGAATCAGGTAATATCTCATATAATGATAGTACAAATAGTCTTACATTTGGAAATTCATTATTCAATAATGGAGATACAACTAAATATGTTGTACAAGACTCAACTACATATGCAACAGTAACATACCCAGTAAGTCGTGTATTAGACGTGATACCAGCATTAGAAGAAATTACTATGTCTGAGGAATCAGGTAGTATCTTATATAATGATAGTGCAAATAGTCTTACATTTGGAAACTCATTATTCAATAATGGAGATGCAACTAAATATGTTGTACAAGACTCAACTACATATGCAACAGTAACATACCCAGTAAGTCGTGTATTAGAAACGATACCAGTACCAGGAGAAATAGCTTTATCACAAGAACAAAGTTCAGTTATTATGCCATCTTATGAGAATAATAAATTTACGTTTAGTGTACCATTAGGCTTGGAAAGTGGAGAAAAATTAGTGGCTGGATATGATACCTATGTTACGTTTGGAATTAATGAAGACCGTATAGCAGATGCATTAGAAGATGTGTTATTACCTGAAAATATAAAAGCTGGTGTAACTATTTTAGGTGTAACAGGTACCTATACTGGTGAATAAAAAAATAAAAAAGGAGCGAAATTATGGCGAGAACTGATGATTTAACAAATTTTCTTAATGATGTATCAGCTGCTATAAAATCAAAATTAGATGATAATACACCGATACCAGCTGGTCAGTTTGATACTAAAATTATGGAAATAGAAACTGTAGGTAATTACCAAGATAAGTCTATAACTATTAGTTCTAATGGTTCATATAACTTATCACCAGATGAAACATTTGATGCTATGAGTAGTGTATCAATTACGGTTAATGTACCTGCACAGCAAATAAACAATCAAAATAAAACTATTACAGAAAATGGTACATATACTGCCGATAGTGGATATACTGGATTAGGCGAAGTAACTGTTAATGTTACAGACAGTGAATATACAGCTAATTTAGTATTATCACAACGAATATTAGGCGGTAGTGCTTTACCATATATACCATTAGAATATATCGAAAGTACGGGGACACAATATATAGATACTGGAAAAATTTTAACACAAAATAACTCAGTTGAGTTTAAAATACGAACACCAAATGATACAAGTAGTGATATTAAAATGAATTTTGGTAGTAGAAACAATGCTAATAGTAATAATATTAGTTCAAATTTTCAAAACAATAATTTAGCAATTGATTTTAATAATAGTAATTATAGTACATATAGAGCGACTTATTCGGGTATACAAGTTGAGACTGAATATATACTCTATTGTTCAAAGAACACAAGAAAAATATATGATAAAAATAGAAATATTTTAGCAGAAAATAATACTATATGTAATGATACAATTATTACACCTGATACTTGTACAATTTTTACGATAAATCCAGTACCAACTTCATATTGGATAAATGGTAAAACAAGATTATATTATTTTAAAATATGGGAAAATGACGGGTTAATAGCAAATTTAATTCCAGTTAAACGTAAATCAGACAATGAAATATGTTTATATAATAACATAACAGGACAATTTTTCACAAATCAAGGAACAGGTTCATTTATAGCTGGACCTGAAATATAGAAAGGCGTAAGTGTTATGTCTAATTACAAGATAATTTAGATGAAATAAAAAGACAAGAAGATTTATATTTGCTACTAGAAAATATCAAAAAAAAAAAAAAGATATAACTATATTAGGCGTAACTTGTATTTATACTGGAGAACAAAATGATATGTTTATTAATATGACAAAAATAGCATCAAATAAAACACTAAAATATATAGGCTTAGTACAAGAACAAGCTACAACTTGCACTACATTAAGTAATTATCAAGCATTTGTAAATGCATGTTGGACAACTGGATATTAAGATTTAGTTAACTAAAGTGTTTACTTTCAATTCTCAATATGATATAATATTATAGAAAGGAGATATTGAGCGTGAACACTTTAGAAATTTTATTAGGGCAAGTACCAGAGGCATTATATTTTGCAATATTTATGATATTAACTAAAAGACTAACTACTAAAAGATTATTATTTACAGGTTTAATGATAATAGAATATATTTTATTATTAAATGTTTTACCATATTCAACCTGGTCTCACGTGTTATATTTTGGTATATCATATTTATTATTGAAATTATTATATAAAGAGAAATGCCAAATTACAGATATATTTACTATGGGTATAGCTAGTTTGTATATAACATTATTAGGAGGTATAACATATTTTACATTATATAAATTAAGTTATTTAATTGCGTTAATTGTAAATAGATTATGTTTATTTTTAACGTTATATGTTCTACGAAACAAATTATATAAAATCCAAAATATGTATAAGAAACTTTGGAATAGAAATGATAAAATACCTAAACATATAAAATCTACAACGTTTAGATGTATAAATTTAGTAGTCTTTAATGTTACATTTTATTTGCTAAATGCAATTATGATATATTGTTTATTGAATAGGAGGTGATATTATGGATGGTTGGCCATGGAACTCTTGGGCGTTCTTTTATGATGTTGAAGAAGGAGAATAGTTATGGACAAAGTCGAATTTAAAAAGCGATTAACCACTATTATCTTCAATATTATAGAGACGTTAATAATTATGTTGGTGGGTATGCTATTGAAACTACCCATCACATATATAATTTTAGTATTATTTACATTCTTAACTACTAGGCTTATTATAGCTAAATCAACTAACACTAAACCATTACATTTTAAAACGTGGTATAGATGTTTAGTTTGGAGTTTATTAGTAATGTTAAGTTTATTTGTACTATTACATGTAGATTTAATAATATCTATTACATTTGCTATATTTACAGCTTATGTTATGAGTGGTAAATGTAATATAGAAGATATGTATTTGTGGAAAGCTGCAGATGAACCAGGTAAATATCAAGATGTAGTAGATTTTATAAAGTACAATCCATTAGACACTAAACTATTAGAGTTTGAAGATAAAATTAAAACTAAGAGCAACGAAGAGTATTTACTTTATAAATACAGATTTAAACAAGGTAGAACATTTGATGAGATACGTGATATATTGGATATGCCAAATCCTAGAATAGTTGAACATCTTGATAAAATTTCATTTGCGTTAAGATTATACTGTGGAATATAGGGAATTAAAACCCTATATTTTTTTTTTGTTTAAAATTTGTCTCACAGTCAGAATGACAATTTATTTTTCATTTCTATATAATATGATTATAAAATATATGGAGGTGAATATTATGTTTGAACCTTATAACAATATGTATAATT